TCAAGCGTGCCGGGCGCGTAGACCATCAGGTAAGACCCTCGGTCCTCACGTCAGGCTCGACGCCGGCCGCATACGTCCACGACGTGGACGCAGGGATTCGCACCTTGAACCGCGAGTAGCGCGTCGAGCGGCGCATATCGCAGCGTCCGGTTCGCGAGTTGCGCACGACCTCAGCCGTAGAGGTTGGAGTGTCCTGCTGTGTCTCGCGATAGGAGGCTGAGCCGTAGAACGTCGAAGCGTCCGTAACGGGCCGAAAGCCGTTCACATAGATCCGGCGCCCATCTGTACCCTGCTCTGCCGTCTCAAGCGTCGCCTCGAGGTTAGAGCCCGAGAAAAAGCCCATCTTGTGAGCACTTGAGAACTGTGCAATCAGCGGCTGGGTCGAAACTGCGAAGCTATCCAGAGAGGCGCCAAGCGCGTCGATAGACGATGACAGCGAGTCCAGGTTTTCGAGCGTAATGCCGGGCTGCGACATGCCCAACAGATATTCGCCGGTCATATCGACCGTAAACCAGCGGTCTAGAACATAGTCGTAACCGATGATCTTATCATAGAGCCCGGTCGTTCCAGACGTCGATTTATAGGCCCAGAACGCTCGGGTTGATCGCGGATCGGATGCGCCGATGAACATCCGCAGTTCAGTTTTATCGAGATCGTTAAAGAACGTTCGGTCAACCTTCTCGCGGCCAATCGGCTCAGGAAGACCGCCAGGCGCGATCTTGAAGAAGCCCTGAGCGGAGTGAAAGAACGTATAGATCCCCGCACGCACGATGCTGTAAGGCGCGAACAGACCCTGATCCTGCGCAATGCGCTCGATCTGGAAAATCAAGTCTGAGCCAGGGATGTAAGACATCCGCCGAATGGCTTGGTCCTGAAAAACAGTTCCGAACTCGCCGCCGGCCACACCGCGGACAATGCCACCGTCAGGAAAGTCCTGATAGTCTGACTGATTGGTGCCTGCGGTCCAGCCCGTGGTGTCATTCAGCGCGGACCAATGAATGCGATACGGATTCGAGAGAAGGCCGGACAGCACCAGGAAGCGACCCACAACCGAAATATATGACGCCTGCGGCGGGGAGCCGGAGTTATCAGCAAATGCGCTGGACGAAGCCAGGTTATAGACCTGAAGCACAGCGTTCTTCTGGGTGGCAAAGACGAGGTTGCCAAACTGTGCAAACTGCCACTGCGCATCGCTCGACAAGGACGAGTAGATGTGCGTGACCGAATGCGTGCCAGATCCGGCCGACGAGGTATTGATCGCCGCGCCGCCCGCTGTTGCCGACACCGTGAACGTGTTCGCCGTCAGAACCGTTTTGACGTAGTATGTCGTGCCGGGCGTTAATCCGGTCGGGAGCGAGCCCGATGTCGAGAAAACGACGGGATCATTGGCCACAAATCCGTGCGAAGCGAGCGTCACCACGCCGGGGCTGGCGTTCGAGATCGTGACGGTCGCTACCTTTGATACCGGTGTCCAGGAATAGTCCGTGTTGTTGGCGAGCCAGAGACGATCGCTCGTCCCGGCAAACACGGCCACTGAGCCGTCAGACTTGAGTGCATAGAACGCGCCGCGACACGCTCCAATCAGCGCCTGCGAGAGGATGGCGAAGTCAGGAAACGGGCCGTAACCATCCGCTCGCGGTAGCACGTTGTTGATGTCGTGCGACTTCGTTTGGCTCTCATAGTCCGAGGTATCAGGGTTCCATGCGCCGAACGGGAGCAGCGGCATTTAGGGGACGACCCCGGGCAGCGTGATCGTGCTCGGGCCTGAATTGGCCGTCTGGCGCTCGCCATGAGCGTTGAGCTGATCGATTACCGTCTGCGTGGCAAGGCCCCAGACCGCAAGCCGCTCATCGTTCTGCATGTACGGCGCCGCCTCGAGCAGAGAGCCGTAGAGGTACAGGTCGGGCGCCAGTGTCATCAGCCAATTGGTGGTATTGGTCGCGAGTGCCGGAATATTGCGCCGATAGATGACCTGGACGGTGAAGTTCTCGTTCGGCGTCGGCGCGAGCTCGATCTGATCACCCGTGATCGAGAAGTAGACCGGCTGAGCGGCGACGTTGTCGATGCTGAAGCGGTAATCGTCCATCTGGGTCTGCGTCATGAACCCAAGGCGAGGCTTGCCGACAACACCACTAAGCCGAACGCTGCGCATCGTCTGGAAGTCGGACGGCAGATCGAGAAATTCAGGGCTGGCCGCGCCGGTATCGACGGTAAGCGTGCTCCTGGTCTCCATCTGAGGATGGAGCAGAACACGGTTGAATTTGGCTTCGGCAAGCGTGACGAAGTCAGGGATGCGCGACGTCAGGTCGTCGCGGGCAAGCCAACCAGCAATGGCGGACGTGAGATCCGTGTAGTTGGCAAGTGCCATTTAGACCTTCCGGCTCTTGTGTTTGATGATTGTTTCTGTTAGTGTTTTAGACAACGGAGACACCCATGAGTCACAAGAGATTTCATTGGCCAGAAATGACCGGCGATTACCTTCGCTCAGTCGTTGAATACAGCCCTGACACGGGCGCTTTTACTTGGCTCGAAGACCGCCATGGACGAGGCGGGAAAAGCAAAGCGGGCACGCGCGCCGGCAGACAGAACAGCAAGGGCGCGATCGCGATTATGATCGACCGCAAGGACTACCACGCCCACCGACTAGCCTTTCTCTGGATGACCAACAGCTGGCCAAAGGGCATTGTTGACCATATCGACAGAGACCCAACCAATAATTCATGGGCCAACCTACGCGACGTTACGTTTGCACAAAATTCAGCTAACATCCTGCCAGAAAGGCTGTCCAAGACAGGGTTGCCGCGAGGCGTCTACCTCCTTCGCAGCGGGCGATATCAGGCTCAATACGGTCGAGGCGGATATGTTGGCGTATTCGACACCATCGAAGATGCAAGCGCCGCCGTACAGAAACTGATCGAAACGCGCGGCCTGACTGAATTCTTGCCTAAATGCGGCCCCTAAACGTGCGATATGGACGGTTCTGCTCGTTGTTGAGCCACCACTTCACAAAGTCTGTGTCGCCGTCTTTCAGGCGCTTGGCGAAGTCGCGGTAGAAGATGTTGAGGGGAATGCTCGCCATCTTCGTTCCGACCGCCTCATCACTGAAGCGCTTGCCGTAGGAGTCGTTCAGGCTCTCGCGGTTGCGGGCCAGAAGCTCTTCCTCGACAAGGTTCTCGGTCTTGCGGAAGCCAAGACCCTTCGCCCGATCCACCCAATAGACGTAGTGGCGCCGAAGGCCGTCGTCCGAAAGCTTCTCGAATTCCCAGAGGTGATCCGGGATGCGAGAGGGGTCAGGCAGCGATGTCATCGGCCCGTTCGGCGATCTTCTTCGAGACCAGAACCTTGGCCTCATCGATCGGAAGGCGGATGGTCGTGCCGGCCCAGATCTTGGCGTTGACCAACACCTTGCCGTCCTTCTCAATTGCGCCGTAGCCAACGCCAGGCGTAGCGTGCGGCTTCATCTCGCGCTCGATGAACTTCTCGGGCTCGATGACTTCCATCTTGCCCAGAGCGTTCTTGCGCTCAACCTTCTCTTTGAGATAGCCGACGATTTCGTAGGCGCCGAGCGGAACGTAGTTCTTGTTCAGCACGACGGGGAACATCTTCGCTTCATTCTTAGCCTCAGGAGGGCTCATGTCCGGTTCCTTGGGTTTGCGCTCATAGACGCCTTTCGGCATATTGGTTAGTCCCACGCGAAGGTGCTGACATTCGCGCAGAAGCGCAGGCCAGGACCAATACCGTAAGTGGTGTAAATTCGCTTGCCGTCAGAGGCCGTGACGCCAATCACGTCACCGTAACGAAGCGATCCCGCGGCTCCATAAAAATAGAGCGGCGACGTTTCCTCAACAGCAGCAAGCGTGTCTGAGGTTGAATACCGCCAGATAGCGGCCGAGTCCGGGCTGCCCTGCTCAACGAAAACCAGATTCGCGGCGTTGAATGCCATTTTAATTCCTTCGGAAAGAGAAGGGGCGCCCCGTAGGACGCCCCATAGAGATTACTAGACCGCAGCGCTAAACGGCGTTGCGACGGTGCCAGTCGAAGAGGTGTGGCCAAGTACGCGCCAGAAGCCCGTCGCCACGTCCTCAAGCTCGATGTAATCGCCCTTGACGCCGCCGGTCGTGGTGCCGTTCAAGGTGATCGTGTCCGAGGTCGAAGCCGTTTCGTATGCGACAACGAGATTGCTCGCGCCATCTGTCGCAGAAACAACAACGCCCTGCATGACATCGGTCGAGTTGGCAACCTGGATTTTTGCGCTGTTCGACGTGATGGTCGTGTGAACATGAAAGCGGTAACGGTCTCCGCTGCCGGTAGAGGCCGGCAGGGTGACAGTCGCGCCGGCTGCAACCGCGAACAGGAGAACCGGGCCGTTTGCGTGAATATCACGGTCAGCCGTAATGGCCGCCGTGATGCTGATGGGAGCGAAGGGATAAGCCATGTGTGCGTCTCCTTAGGTCGAAGAGGTCAGGCCGAACAGGTCGGCGGCAACGCCGTGCGCAGCCTCATTCGAGACGAGCAAGGTGTATTCGGTCACGAGAACGCGCTTCTCAGCGTCGCCCGTCTTGGCCGGCTTCTCGAGCTGGATGTCATCGAACACGCCGAGCGACACCATGCGCGGGTCGATCAGGAAGGCGTTGCGGGCGACAGTCGCGCCAGCACGCGCCATCTGGCGGTTCGGAACAACCGAGATCGGGCCGAAGTCCGACAGATACATATCGGCCGCGGCGACGATGGTGGTCTGGCCCTTGCTCGGGGTCTCGTAGCGCTGCGGAGCAACGTTCGAGTCCGACATGAAGGTGGAGAACACCGTCTTGGTGTACGGCGCCAGCATCAGGGTCTTCGGCGAACCACCCGCGTTGTAGGTGGACAGGATCACCGAATCCAGGATCGCCTTGGTGAAGGCGCGCTGGGTGCCGTTGGTGGCCGCATCGACAACGCTGGTCGAGGTGTTGAAGCCGCCCGAAGAACCGCCCGAGCCCATGGCGTCGTTCGAGGCGAGCCATGCGCGGAAAGCACCAAGCTTGCGGTTGGTCGCGCCATTGCCGGAGCCCGCGGTCGATGCCTGGTTGCCCAGAACGATCGCTTCCATGTCGATGCGCAGCTCAACGCCCTTCTTGGCGACGTTGTACGCCAGTTCCGACTTGCGGCCAGCCTTCGAGGTCTTGTCCTGGGTGCGCGAGACGATGATCTTCTTGTCGGAGATCTGGGTGTAGTTGCCGACGCGGGTGGGCGGCGTGATGGCGTCGTAGTTCCAGTCGTTGCCTTCCGGCTGGTTGTTCGCCGTGTCGGGCGAAGCCAGGGTGTCCAGCAGCCACTCGGGATGCGTGGAGGCGACCGGCTTGCGGCCGATCAGCGACAGGAACGGGGTCTCTTCCGGGGTGATCTGATAGATCTTGTCCGCGAGCTCTTCGCGGTTGCCGCCAGCGGCGCTGACGTCGTAGGTCTCGTAGGTATTGCTAACCTGAGCCATCTCGGCTCCTCCTATGCGTTAAAGATCAAGGTCCATGAGGGAGCGCACGCCGGCATCGAATGAGCCGGT